AGGAGACGAAATTGATTCGGTTTCGCGTTGCAGGCGACGGACTGCAGAGAATGAATCTGCGGTGGTGGACTCATACTCAAAGAGAGTGGGTTCCACTTCTAATAGACGACAACTACCGATATCAAAAACGACAACAAGACCCAACCTATGGGCAAAAATGGGCGTCATTGGCACCCAGCACAGCAAAATGGAAGGCCAAGCACTTTCCCGGCGAACCAATTCTGCGCCGCACGGGGGCTATGCTTGACGGCTCTTACATTTTTACTCGTGGCCGCGATCAATTTCTCGTTCGCACCACACGCTACGGTGCTTTCAACCAGTTTGGTACGAGCAAAATGTCCGCCCGCCCCTGGATGGGAGTTCCCGATGACTCTCTCAAACAAATTGTTCCAATTTCCTGGAAAAACATTCTTCGACAATACTAATCATGGTAGCACGTAAACGCACACGTCCCTCTGCTCCGGCACCCGTTGAGGAAACTCCCGCAGTGACTGAAGAAGTTGCTGTGGAAACCCCCGTGGCTGAGGAAACTCCAGCTGAAGAAGCTCCCGCCGAAGTGGTGGTGGCTGAAGCTGACAACAAGGGGCCGGTGATCGGCGACCTCAAGCAAGAGGAACCCGCAAGCACCCTCAAAGAAGCCCAGTCCGCCGAAAGCATTCACGATCAAATCCGAAACAAACTGGCCAACCGCAAAACTGAGGAAGATCTCTTCAATCCCGGCGTCTCCCAGGCGGTCGACAAGTCCAAAATGGAACAAGTCGCTAAACAGCAAGGATTTGAACTCACCCGTGGTCGTGAGATTGGCGCCCGTCTTATTGCCCGCGCAAAATCTGGTTATCGCCCATGACCGTTTCAGTACCTTTCCAACAACAATTTACGTGGCGAAAGCTCGGTTATCTTTTCTTTACCGACTCGCTCGACTATCGGCAGGTACTGGAACAAAACCCCCAGTGGAATGTAACGCAGTTGCCTCCCATTGGGGCTCAAATTCGTATTCGCGAAACATCATCAAGCACCGGGGGCCTTGTCCAAGGAAGTTTCCTGTTTGGACAGCCCATCGATGACACTAAGTTTGAAATCTATCCCTTCGACAGCGTTGAAGATTACGTGAAGTCTCTGGTGAAATACAGTCCCAGTGCCGTGCAGCAACGCGACAAGGTCAATGGCTACTCCCTGGACAGCGAAATCACAACAGTTGGCGGGTAAAACTTATTTACGGAAACCCGTCGTCTGAGCAGCTCTGCGGAGACCACGTAGGAGTCATCCTGGCCTACACTGCTCTGCGAAAAAGCAGGAACACATATGTGTAAACATGGCCACTTTTTCTTTGGGCACTTCGGGGATTACTCCCGGAGCTCCCGGCGTTTATATCAATGAGCGTGCCGGTCTTGCCGGTGCTCCCCAACTTGCCAGCTTTAGCACCGTCTACATGCTGGTAGAGACCGAGGAGAACGTTCCCACCACAATCTTCCCTTTCAACACTCCCGTTGCCGTTTCTTCACTGAACGACTACCGAGTGCTGAACGGTGGTCAGATTCCAACCTCACGCATTCCTTCGCTGAGCTACAGCTGCGTTGAAGAGTTTTTCAACAACGCACAAGTAGGCGATTTGCGGGTTGTTCGCGTTGGAACCCCGAATCAGATTGTTGAGATCGAGTTCTTCCCCTCGGGTAGCAAAACTAACACAAGTTCCCTGCCGTCTGCCCTGATGGCTGGTAACGTTGTTTACGTGCAAATGGTCATCAATGGTCTCCGTCTGACCAGCGGTGTGCAGGACGACTTCAACCTGGAGTATCCTGGTTTTACTGCCAATGACGAGTACCTGGGTGTGCCCGTTCGCATCCCCGTCAACTATGTTGCCGGTGACGAAGTCAATAACCGCAAGATTGCCGCCGCTATTTCGAGCGCCGTGGCAGCTGCCATCGAGTCCAACCCTGCCGTTCGCGCTGCTGTCTATGTGCGCGATTTCGGTCTGGTGAACGACCTCGATCCCCTCTCCAACTCGCAGAATTCCTACATCACCATTGCCAACACGACCTTTGACGGCAACGTGTCGGTGGTGACTCAGGTGTTCCCTGTTGGTGCCAATTTCGTGTTCATGCAGAACACCTACGATGTCAACAACATTGTGGGTGGACAGAGTGCAATCGTTCGCGTTCCCCAGGACTACACTCAGTGCATCACCACTGCGTTTGAAGGTCAGCAAGACCAGGGCTACCTGATCACCCCGACCGCCTATGCTCAGTTCGATTCCACTGGCCGTGCCTATGTGGGTCAAATCGCTGCTCTGCACTGCGAAAGCAACAGCTACAAGTGGATGGCCCTGGCTGATCCTGGTCCTTACCTGATCACCGACGTCAACAAGTACTCCGAGTTCCAGCCTCACCAGGCTGCTGCTGACCTGATCACAGGCATGAAGTACCTGATTGACAACGCCATCTATCAGTGGACCGGTGCTGACCGCACCTACGACCGTCTGGCTTATCAGGCGATCGTCTCCGGTCAAAGCCCTCAAGCCGCTGTGACCGAGTCCGCCAACACCGTTGGCTCCGATGTTCAAGTGGGTCTGCTGGATTCCGGATCCTACGATCTGGTTACTATCGGTGCCTCCGTTAATGGTGTGTTCCAGATCACCAGCTCCAACTTCTGGCCGGTGAACCTGCCGATCCAGAAAGTGGTGCTGTCTGGTGCTGATGCCGTGACCAATCCCCTGCATCCTTACAACGGGACAGAGGTTTACGTCATTGCTCCTCCTTATACTCCTGAGGTGGACGCCACTGGTTCATATCCTTTGAACTTTGTCTACCTGGCAACCACATCTCAGGACGCCACTGCTGTCTACAACTTTGTTGTTGCTGCTGGCGGCACTCTGGCTGCTTCGACCTCTCCGGTAAGCGGCTCCATTACTGCAGCTGGCACCGGCGACTCCTTCAGCGTTGCTTATGCTGACTCGTTCTGGAACTTCCCTGTCACCATCAACGGTCAGACTTCCAACCTGATTCAGAACATCACCAACGCCACCGTTGGTGTGAACACCCTGCACCTGCCTGGCACTCTGCAGGAACCCACCGAAACCTATCGTCTTGGTTTCGTGAGCCGCACCATTCTCAACCCCAACACCAATCCGGGTGGCGTGAGCCCTGCCGGTAGCACTGGTGGCGTTGCCACTCTGAGCAGCCTTCAAGGTGGTGCTGGATACGTTGCCGGTACCTACCTTGCCGTACCCCTCGTGGGTCTGCATGGCACAGGCGCCACTGCTGACATCACCGTGAGCCCTGCTGGCGTTGTGACCTCCGTGGTCCTGGTGGCAGCTGGCTCCGCATACTATGTCGGCGACGTGCTGACTGCTGCGAATGCCAACCTTGGTGGTTCCGGCAGTGGTTTTGCCATCACCGTGGCTTCGGTCGTGGGTGGCAGCACCAACAAGTACACTGGTGCTCTGCAGTTCAACGTGGTGAGTCACGGTTTGGTGAGTGGGCAAAAGCTCTACTTCACTCAGCCCATCATCGTCAACAACACAAACGTAATCAAGGCTACAACGCCAAACGCTACCAACCCTTACTGGGTGACCGTTGTTGACAGTGACACCTTCGTGGTTTCCAACTCCCTGTCGAACTACACGACTCAAAGTTTCGTGAAGTACGTCAATGGCTACTACGAGCCCCTGCCGACTGTCATGTACACCGACATCCTCGTCGGCGGTACAACTGACATCACTCTGCAGGATGTGGGTCAGTTCCCCGTGATTCGCGGACGCAAATACGCTTTCGACTCCAGCAACGTCTTCAACCAGGCTTCGCGCTCGAGTGCCGCCCCTGCTGTTTCGGCTGCCAACATCGTTCCCGATCAGTCCATTTACTTCAACACCAGCGCCGTGGTTCTGGGCAGCGGTCTGATCTCGCCCTATGGAGAGACATATGACACCGCTGGCTGGCTGCCGAAGCTGGAACTGCCGAACCCGACCACGAACCCCACTCCTACAATCGCCAACGCCTACTGCGTTCCGACTGTGGATCAGGAGTTCCAAGCCGAAGCCTTCATGGTTCCTGCTCTGGGCACTATTTATGGTGGCGACTATGATCCGACCGGCACTGGCACCGAGGGTCCTCTGACCCTGGCCAACATCTCCGCCGCAATCACCACTCCTGGTGCTGGATACACTGCCGGTACATACCAGAACGTGGAACTGACTGGTGGCGTGGGCCGTGGCGCTCAAGCGACCATCGTGGTGGCTGGTGGCGCGGTGACAACCGTGACCGTGACTCAAGCCGGTTGGGGCTATGCCGTGGGCGATGTGCTCACCGTTCCCGCCTATCAGGTGGGGGGGTCTGGCACGAACTTCGACCTGACTCTGACAGCGACAGAGCTGAATCTTGTCGCTTCCTCAGGTGAAGTCACCACAGGTGCTCCTGCCGGTAGCTACGCTCAAGCTGCAGGTATTGGTGCAGGCAACACTGGAAACTCGGTTCAAGCCGCTCTTGAGTCCGGTGCCATTACTGGTCTGACCTTCGAGATCGTTTCCAACGCAGGTTTCGCTCCCGACGGCACTACTGCTGTTGTCATCGGAGACACAATCACCGCTGTCTACAACGGCAACACCTACAGCTGGCAAGTGACTCCCGCCGTCGCTGCCGGTGGCGACATCACCACCGCTGGCCGCGTTCAGTACAACTCTCAGATTGAAATGACCTTCAGTGCTGAGGAAGTTGTTCCTGCTGTGCTGTGGCGCTTCGATGCCATCACTTCCACCGAAATCATTGACAATGCCCTCCGTGGCGTTGGCAACGGTGGTGAGCCTGAGGCTGTGTTTGTGGATGCTGGTGTTGACAACGTCAACCGCCTGCTGGATGACTCGCAGCGTTATGCCAACCCGTTCGGCTTCATTGCCTACTACGGTCCGTACATCCAAAACGGTGCTGGCAAGTGGATTCCCCCGTCGCCCTATGTGACCGGTGTGGCCGTCCGCCGCTACCGCTCCGAGGGCTACCAGTTCCCGCCCGCTGGCGTGAAGTATCAGCTGAACGATGCCATCGCCACTCAGATTCCGATCAATTCGGCTCAGCAGAATCTGCTCAACCCGAAAGGATGCAACGCAATCCGCACCCTGCCTGGTTATCCGCAGACTGCCGTGTTCATCTGGGGTGGTCGCACCCGTCTGCCCAACCCGAACGACGCTCAACAGGCGCTGTACAAGTTCGTCAACACTCGCGTTATTCTCAACGTGGTGTATGGCTCGCTCCGTCGCGCTTTCGACAGCCAGATCTTCAACGTGATCGATGGTTTCGGTATCGTGTTCAACCAGATCATTCTGGTGGGCAACGCTATCCTGAACCAGCTGTACGTGAAGGGTGCTCTGTTCGGTGCGACTCCGGACCAAGCCTTCCAGGTGATCTGCGATTCTCGCATCAACCCGCCTGCTGACTTGGAGAACGGCATCGTGAACGCCAAGGTGTTCGTGACCCCGGTCCCGACACTGGAGCGCATCCAGATCGACCTCATCCGTGTTGCCATCGGCAATATGCAGAATGAGCTGGATCTGCAAGGACTCGGACAGGATAATTCGTTCTGATGAGTATAGGGAGTCACATTTTGTACCGGGATATCAATCTACGCATCCCAGACTCCCTTCTTTTTCAGCTTGAGCAACAGGCCGAGGATCAGGGTGTCTCACTCGAGGCACTCTGTATTTCTCGGCTCTCAGGCGAAAACAACGAAGGAAGTCTTGTTGATCCAAACTTTTATCAATCAATGCATCTCGATGTTCTTCGCAAAGAGA